CCGCGCCGGAATTGCTCGACGCGCTGAAAACGATCCTCCAAGGCTTCGCCGACGGTGTCTTCGTCCGTGACCTCACGCACGATGCCGAGGCCGACTGGGCGCTGCGACTCGTTCCGTTCATCACCGCCCTCAACCGCGCGCAGGCGGCCGTCATCAAGGCCGAAGGAGGCGCCCGATGAACGCCGAAGTTAGACGCGATCAGAAGCGCGGATGCGGATGGCGTAAACCGGGCGGACTCTATCTCGTGAGTGACGGCCCGATGCAGCCGTGCGGAAAACTGCCGATTCCTCTGGCGGTCTGTCCGACCTGTCATCACGGCATCAAGCCGACACGCAGTTGGACATGGATTGATGCGGATGTCTTACTGGCGAACGTGACCTGCGCTCTCAAGGCGCAATTGTCCTGCAATAGTTGCGCGCTTGGCGGTACCGCATGGGGCAAGGTCGGCCTACTGTGGGTCGGCGGTCAGTTCTATCCGAAGCCGAGCGATTGGACGGCTGAAGCACTGCGTCAGGGCGTCTCGCGCCGGATTCCAGCGTTGCCGAAGGGATTCGAATTAGGCAAGACGTTTGTGTTCGTTGCGCATCGCGAAGCGATCACGCTCGGTCCAGACGAATTCATGCCGGCCGTGTTTCACGTCTTCAAGCCGCGCGCCGTCGAGTTCGTGGTGCGCGGCACGGAAACAGACGATGAACTGGCAGCCATACGAAAGCGCGGGATCACGCCTGTGCGCGTCGAGCGCGTGGAGGAGCCTTCGGTTCCGTTCACGTTACCCATCGAAGAAGGAAATCTCCCGACGAATCACCGCTACGTCGAAGCCCTCGCGGCGATGACGGAAGCCGAAGGCGTTAACTCATCTCAGGCTTAGGAGCCTAGGTCATCATGCACATCATCAAAGCCACCGATCCGATTGCCGTGGAGCATCCCGTCTTCTGCTGGTTCGGCCAGCCGGGCATCGGGAAAAGTTCACTCGGCTACTCGACGACCGATCCCTTGCTCCTCGACTTCGACAGCGGCGCGCACCGCGCGAGTCATCGCCGCGATACGCTGCTGATTGCGACCTGGGCCGACGTCGCGGATCTGATGGCGTCCTCCACCGCCCTCGATCCCTACCGGACGATCGTCGTCGACACGGTCGGGCGCTGTTTGGATCTCTTGACCGCCGACATCATCGAGCAGAGTCCGAAGTACGCGCGCGACGGCAACCTCACCCAGCAGGGCTGGGGCGTCCTGAAAGTGCGCTTCCGGACCTGGATGACGCAGCTCCGCACGCTTGGGAAAGACGTCGCCCTGATCGCGCATCAGAAGGAAGACAAAGACGGCGATACGACGATCGTCCGGCCCGACATCACGGGCGGCTCCTTTGGCGAGGTGATGAAGACGGCGGATTTTGTCGGCTTCGTCTACATGCGCGGCAAGGACCGCGTGATCGATTTCAACCCGACCGACCGCTGGCTGGGGAAAAATCCCGCCGGCTGGAAGCCCTTGCTCGTCCCGCCGGTCGAGAAGGCGTCGGCGTTCATGGCCGATCTCTTCGTCCAAGGGCGCGCGGCGCTCGGGACGATCAGTGACGCGAGCGCGAAAGTCGCGCAACAGGTCTACGAATGGCGCGAACAGATTGACACCTTCACGACGGTCGAGGAGATCAACCGCGCGATTCTCCCGATCCAGAAGATGGCTGCCGTCGTCGCGCCGCAGGTCAAAAAACTCCTCATGGACCGCGCGCGGCTCCTGCAACTGGTGTGGGATCCGACGACGAAAGCGTTCAAGGAACCGACCAACGCGCGGCCGACCGCCGTCGCGCAGGCGACCGCGTAACCGACACGGGGAGGGGCCGATGCGGATCTCGACGACGACCCTCGAAAGTTTCCGGCTGTTCTGCGATCCCGAGCAGGACTGGATGACCGAGGCCGATTTGATCGCCACGATCAAGGGCGAGTTCGTCCCGACCCCCGCGGTGGAACTCGGGAAGGCGTTCGGCTTGATTTTAGAAACGCCGGACGCCTACCGCGTGAGTGGCGGGTACCGCTGCAATGGGTACAGCTTCGACGACGCGACGCTCCGGGAGCCGCTCCTGCGCATCGATCGCCGCGGGGTGTTCGAAGCGAAAGCCGTGAAAGCCTACGGCCCGCACGACGTCGTCGCGAAAGCCGATCACCTCCTCGGCGCGCACCTCTCGGAGTTCAAAACGACGCTGTCCTCGTTCAACTTCGAGAAGTACGCGGCGTCGTGTCAGTGGCGCTTCATGGCCGACCTCTTCGAGGCGACGCGGATCACGTACCACGTCTTCAGTTTGGACGACCACGGCAACACGGTGGTGACGCTGCGCGGAATCGACCGCTTCGACCTCTATCCGTACGCGGACCTCCATGCGGATTGCTGTGATCTCGTCGATCGGTTTGTGACCTACGTGCGCGCGAAAGGGCTAGAGGGCGTTCTTCAGGCGCGGCAAGCGAGCGCGACATGGGCAGCCTGAACAAGGTGCTGTTGATCGGAAATTTGGGCCGCGACGCCGACTTGAAATGGACCGCGGGCGGGACGGCCGTCGCCCACTTCTCGATCGCGACCTCGGACGCGTGGACCGACAAAAGCGGAAACCCGCAGGAGCGGACCGAATGGCACCGGATCACGCTGTGGGGCAAAACCGCCGACGCCTTGGCCGAGTACTTGACGAAAGGCAAGCAGGTGTACGTCGAAGGGAAACTCCAATCGAGTGAGTACACCGACAAAGAGGGCGTGAAACGGAAGACGACCGAGATCCGCGCCGATCGGATCGTGCTCCTCGGCGGCGGGGAACGGCGAACGACCTCGACGACGCCCGCCCATGTGCGCGATGAAGATGTCGGGTACGGCGAACCGGTGACGACGACGACCCGCGCGGACTTCGACGACGATATCCCGTTTTAGCGCCATGAGCGACTTTGACGATCTCCCCACGCTCGATCAGGCGTCCCGAACGAAGCGCCGCAACGGGAAAGGCGCGACGCGCCTGGAGCAGCGCACGGCCGACGACGCGGAGGACCGACGCCGCGAAGTCGCCTGCACCGCGAAGGTCTGGCGACGGGACGCGGGGACCTGTCGGGTCTGTGGCACAAAAGTCACGCGCACCCTCGCGCTCGATCCGAAGCGGGGCGAAACGCATCACCTCGCGCCCCGCGCCGATCGCCGGGTCCGGTTCGATCCGCGCAATCGCATCCTCGTGCATCTGAAATGCCACGCGCGCTTCAAGGCGGGGACGATCCGCGTGGTGCGGGACGGGGCCGAGACGTTCACGATCGACAGCCGGATCTATCTCAACGCCGATCATCCGCTGACGTTTGCGGATCACCCGGAGATCTGATCATGCCGCGCGTCTGGTCGCAGTCCTACACCGACACGATCCGGATCGCCTTGTTGTACCGGGCGTCGGGGCAGTACCGGGACGCCGCGATCGAATTCCTGTGGGCCGCGGAAGTGGCGCCGAGTGAAGGGGAGGAGACGGCGATGCTCGACACGGCGTTTTTCTGCCTCCAACTGGACGCGCGCGACGACTGGGGTGGGGCGGCGTGAGTCGCGTGTTGTGTCCACACTGCGGCGGCGTGTTGCGCGGACTGAAACCTGCGTACGACAAGGCCCGCGATCAACTGATGCTCGACCTCGGGCGCTGTGTCGATTGTGGGCGCGACAAGACGGACGCGGAGATTACGAAGGGACACTGGCGCTGCGCGACGTGCCGCGCCCGACGCACGCGACACGCCGCACTGTTGCGGCATGGACACGACGGGCTCGACTCGGCGCGCATCTATCGACCGCGCGCGGGCTGGAAGTGAGGCGGCCTAATGACGAGCATCAACGAGAAGATGGGCCTCAAGCGCGCGGGGAAGCGGGCGATGATGAAACTCCCGAAGTCTCTGTCAGAGCGTGCGGCGTTGACGAGGGCACAGTGTCCGGCGTGTGCCCAGCGCGGCGTCATGGAGTTCACGGCGCACGGGATCGTGAAGCGCCTCTGTACGTGGTGTAGTCACACATGGGATCCGCCCGCCCCCGCGTCGTAAAAGGCCCGCGCTGTCGGGTGTGTCATACGCAGCGCGCGCAAGTCGACGGGGTGTGTCGATCGTGTGCGCGATCGCGGTGGCTCGATCCACCAGTACCGCGTCCAGCATCGCCCGCGCCGAAGACGCGGATCATTGACGGCGTGGCGTACGCGATCACGTTCGATGGGACGTAACAGGGAGGGACACATGGACACGGTCGTGGTTGAAGGACGCGAACTCATCGTCCTGGATCAGACGGGAGACACCAAAATTATTTGGGATCCTGACAAGCCTGAAGAAGTGGAGCAGGCGCGCGAGACCTTCAACAAACTGAAGAAGAAGGGCTACATCGGCTATTCCGTCGATCGGAAGGGCGAGCGTGGCACCGTGCTGCGGGAGTTCGATTCGAACGCGGAGAAATTAATTCTCGCGCCGGCGACCGTGGGTGGATAGACGTGGCGCTCTATCTCCACACGACGAATACTACCAGTGGCGCGACGGCGAGCACGTGGCGGACGTGGACGACTGATAACACTGGTAGCACTGCCGCGGTTTGGATCACGTGGAGTGCCGCCACGACTGGCAGCACCACGGTCATCACATCGCAGTTCGCCGTGCGTACCCCCGAACCGATCACCGCCGCTGAGCGTGAGCGCATGGCGGCGCAGGCCGCCGACTACGCCGAGCAGCGACGAAAGGCGATCGCGTGTGCGCGCGCCCTCCTGCTCGCCATGTTGACGCACCAGCAGCGTGAGCAACTCCAGCGCGATCAGTTCTTCGAAGTCATCGCGAAACACTCCAAGCGGCGCTATCGGATCCGCCAAGGAACGCACGGCAACGTGCGCCTACTCGATGACGCAGGCCGCGAAGTCGTCCGCTACTGCGGGCAACCACCAGGCGTCCCTGAGGATGACGCGATGCTCGCGCAGAAACTCCAACTCGAACACGATGAGGCGGAGTACTTACGACGCGCTAACGCGACGCCGTTACGCGCGACGGCGTAACACGTTTGATGGGACCTAACCTTATGCCGTTCACGCGCGCACAACTGATCACGCTCTTTACCTACCACACGCCGACGCCGGATCAAGTCGAGCACTACCAGGCGATCCGGACCGCGGCGCTGGAATTCGCGAGTGTGGTCATCGAGCACACGCCGACGTGTAGCGATCAGACGTTCGCCCTGCGCCTGATTCGCACCGCGCAGATGACGGCGAACGCGAGTATCGCGCTCCAGGGGAAGTTCTGAATGCGGTGAGGAGTGACCTTTCGGCGGCTAGGGTTGCGCCACAACCCGAACAGTCAGATCTCCGCACTGACTTCGCCGCCGTTTTTTTTCGTGTCGGTCGGTCGGTTGGAAGGGGAGGGACATGTGGGCACGACTGGATGACGAATTACTCGATCACTCGAAGGTCAGTGCCGCCGGCATCGCCATCGGCAAGAACGGGCGGTGTCTCGCGATCGGGTTCTACGCGATGGCACTCATGTGGGCGAATAAACATCTCTCGGATGGGTTTCTCCCCGATGCCGTGCTCGAAGGCTTCAGTAGCCATGTCGACAAACCGCTGGCCGTCGCTGACGCGCTCGCCACAGCGGGACTCTTCGACCGACACGACGGCGGGTACCGCATCCATGACTTCAAGGACTACAACCCGAGCGCCGCGGACATCAAACGGAAGCGCCGCGAAGATCGGGAGCGTAAAGCCGAGGCGCGGGCGAATGGGCGCGTGTAGGTACGGGTTATGCCGTCCGCGTCGTGTCCGAAACGTGTCCGCGTGGACATTTCGGCACCCGCGCGCGCACGCACGCGTGATCCGGATCCCCCGTAGATCCCCTGTATGTACCCGTCCCAACGATCCTAAGGGAAGGGATCCGATCACGGGTACTCAGAAGAAAAGAGCCTGCGCAAAAAACGCGCGTCGACGGTTTTAAATATGGGAACGCCACAACGGCTTGACGCCGACATCCTGCGAGTCGTGCTAGTGCTGCGAGAGATCCTCCGAACCGCGAAGGAGCCCTATGAGAGTTACGCCGACCTCAAGGAAGACCTCAAGATGCGCTGCGCCACGCTGCACCTCCACTACGATGCGATGATGATCACCGCGGCGCTCGACCAGGTCGAACACGGCGGGCGGATCTCGGTCATCACGCCGCGGCCGCCGCGAGGCCGCCGATGAGCACGTGGAGTCGCGCACTCGTGGCGCACCTCTGTGGCCGGTGTGGCCGCGTCATCGCCGTCGGCGACCCGATGCTGACCATCACCCTGAGCGGGGTCACGCGCACGCTTCGCCGGTGTGGATCCTGTGCCGGTGGCGACATTCCGGATCTGCCGCCCCTCAGCGAGGCCCCGCCGCAACCACGGACGAAGCGGATGGAACCGATACGTGCGGTGGCCTCGCGCATCGTGCCAGACGTCAAGGCGCGGCAGTGGAAGGAAACGGCGTAATGCGCTCCGCCGTCGCGAAAGGCTCGTACTGGAAAGCGCGCACCGTGAAGTGGCTCGAAGCGCGCGGCTACCAGGTCGCGTATCTCGAGCGAATGTTTTTCATCTACACGCCGAAAGGCCAGATCGCGACGAAGCGCGATCAGTTCGCGTCGGATCTCCTCGCGATGAACGGCGATGAGATCGTGTTCGTGCAAGTCAAAGGCGGGGAATCAAGACGGGATGGACTCGCGGCGGCGCGGCGCAAGTTCGCGGCGTTCGCGTTTCCGCCGCCTGTCGTTGCGTACGTGGAGCAAAAGTATGGGCGCCCGTACTTTTGGTCGACGTTGCGGGACGAAACAATGGCTCGTGTTATGGGCGCCGCACGCGCGCCAGCCGGAGATCGAAGTCGTGAGCGAAGGGCCGATCGGCGCAACGGAAGCCACTGTGGTGATCCCAAAGACGAAGCCGCGGCGGCGTGTGGTGTTGCCACTCTTTACAGGGCGAGATGTGGTGAGTTACTGATGCCACATTGTGATGTCAGAGTCGAACCGACGGCGGGGATCCGGCCGAGCGAATGGCCCGTCGCGCCGGCGCCGCTGTTTCAAGAACCGTTGTTCAGTGCGGAGGCGTAGATGGAAGGACTCGTGGCGGGCCGCATTGTGTATTTCGTGTTCGACACCAGTAGTGCCAACGAAGTCAATCGACGTCGTAAAGACAGCGTCAGTGGACTCACCGAGGACAACTGGCCTCGCGGCGCGATGGCGCATGTCGGCAATGAAGTCCGCGCGGGTGACGTCGTGCCGGCGATGGTCGTTCGTGTCTGGGATCAGAATGCGGGCACGGTCAATTTGAAAGTGATGCTCGATGGCAGCGATCTGTTATGGGCCACGTCGGTGACCTACGCGGAGTGGTCGCGCGACGCGGAAAACTTACCGACACCCCGCACCTGGCACTGGATGTATCAAGGGCAACCGACGCGCGGATCCGCGAGGTGATGTATGCCACGCGACCCGAAACCCAAGAAAGTCAGCTACAAACTGATCACGAACGGCAGCGACGAGGGTCGCGCGATGTATCGGCTCCTGCGCGAGCTCGTGACGGCGCACCACCCCGAGTTACTCGGCGCGCAGATCGCGCTCGCGTGGTGTACGAGTTGGAAGCCGGATGTCGACGGGATCGTCACGCTCGGGAAATGTAAGAAGGCGAGTGATCTTGATCGGGAACTCGCGGCCTACGATTTCATCATCCTGCTGCGCGAGGCGTTCTGGATCGATCCGCTCGTGACGGACGCGCAACGGCGCGCGCTCTTGGATCATGAACTCTGTCATGCGTGTGTGAAGCGCGATCAGAACGGGGAACCCGTCGAAGACGAACGCGGGCGCGTGGTGTACCGGACTCGCCGCCATGACATCGAGGAATTCGCCGCGATCGTCGAGCGCTACGGGATGTACAAGAAAGACTTGGAAGCCTTCGCGCGCGCGCTGGAACGGGCGCATGGTCGCACCGAGTGGGTGGGCTATACGTCGCTGCAGCACGACCTCCAGGCGGCTGGCCTGTTCGTGCCCCTGGATGTGATCGTGGCGTGGACGGACGACGAACGGCGGGAGGCGCGGACGTGGGCGCTCCTGCGGAGCGAATCGCTCGGCCAGAGGGTCGAGCAGCTGCCAGCGTGTCTGGAACTGGCGATGGCAGAGGTGGAGGCGCACGCTCAGTGATTCCGACCGAGGTCCTCTGGTGTTCGAATCAGCGGCAAGGCACGTCGAACCGCTGGTCATTCCCGCCGCGCGTAAATCGTCATTTGCGCGAGCTCACGAAGGGTAAACGCGTGTGTCATCTGTTCGGCGGCCTAGCGGCGTTCGGCACGCGGATCGACGTCGACCCGACGACACAGCCGCATGTCCTCGCGGACGCCTGGTTGCCGCCGTTCGTGAAGAACGCCTTTGACGTCGTCATTCTCGACCCGCCGTACATCCACCTGAATCAGCAGATGAAGTCACAGTTATTACGTGGCGCCGCGTACATCGCTCGCGAGCAGGTGATCTGGTTTCACACGATCTGGATCGCTGGGGACGTCTCGTGTGCACTCGAACGCGCGTGGTTGGTCCGCGTCGGCGATACCTGCGCGGTGCGCTGCCTTCAGGTGTTCCGGACGGCGACAGAGAAGCCGAGGCCTTGGCTGAAGTTCACGCGCGGGCCAGCGATGCGGTACAACCGATGGCTGGTACAACCGGAGCGCTTACCGTTCGTCGCCGAGGCCTCAGCATGACACCGCGCCCGCACGCGACTGGCTGCACGCACGATCGGGCGCGTGACGGGCTGGGCGTCCTCTTCGGCCCGCCGCGGATCCGTCCGCAGTCGGTCACGATCGACATCTACTGCGGGAAATGCCGCCAGCGCATCGGGACGACGAGTTGGCATCGGGCCGAGCAGGCCAAAGTCAAGAATCGCGAGCCGTGGCGGGAGCGGCCGTACACCGATCCGGCGCGACGTTTCAGCCTGTCGGCTTCACGGTGACGCGGGAATGGAGGGCCGCGCCACGGAAGGAATGGAAACTCGCATGACTGAGCCAGCCGCCGTGATCGCCCTGCGCGAATTGAGAGAGGAGATTGACCGGTCGCTCGAGTGGGTGAAGCGCGAGGGCTTCATCGTGGACTACGCCGTCATTCAACGAGGCGCTGGCGGGCTCGCAGCAGTGGTGGAGTCAAGTACGGCGATGCACGCGCTCTTATTCGTGCGGCAGAAACTGGCCGCCCTCGACGCCCTCCTCGCCCGCGTCGAGCCGCAGGATGAACACCTTGATCCTGTGGAGTGCGGCATCAGGGAGCGAGTGAGTCGTCAGCAGCGCGAACAATACATCTACGACAGCGTTGAGACGGCAACAGCCGATCGCGCCGATCTACTTCTACGCTTAGACACGACGCGAACACTGCTCGCAGCGTGGCAAAAACGTGCGTACGAAGCTGAGGCCGCCACCGCCCGCGTCGAGCCGCCCCCATCTGCGTCTGTTCAGCAAGCTTGCGGGTGTGTATTGTTTTCGCAGAGCGGCGTTGTCACGCGTCGGAATCCTTGTACTCAGCATGCAGCCCGCCTCGAGCCGCCCCCGCAGGAACAGAAGAAAGGACCAATGAAGCAATGACTATCTTTTATCGATGTGGGTGCAAAGTGACCGGAGATCATAACTTGCCGCTGTATTGTGCCCAGCACGGCCACGCAGACGATTTACCGGCCATTCTCGTTGAGTGGGTCCCGGAGCGTGGGAAAGTCACGGACACCGAACAGGACTGCGGGTTGTCGGCGAACGACATCTATCAAGTCATGCTCGCATGGGAACAACAACCCGCGAGCGAGGAGCAGACGCGTATCGTGACCGGGCTCGGCAAACTGCGCGAGCAGTTCATTCAGCGGGGAGACTCGCCGTATGTCACGGTTCCAACCACGGCCCGCGTCGCGCCGCAGGAACAGATCCTCATGGCCTTGGAAGCGGCGCAGCAATTTCTCGATCCGGCCGTGCCGCGCGGGCCAGACATCGACGGATGGCGCAACACGGTGGATCTGGTGAATACCATCCTCGCCGCGCACCGCGCCCCGCCGACCCAGGAGCCGACAAGTCCCACGGATCCAGCCCGCGATCCCTAGCCTGCTACACTCGCCCCTGATGCCGCCGCGCCGTCTCACGCTGCAAACGCGGCCCGCCGTGGCGCTGCGGTGCCCCTGCGGCGGCCTCGCCTACACCGTGTCCGAGGAACTCCTCACCGAGCCCGCGAACGTCATTCGCCGGGAACGCCGCTGCCCGCTGTGTGGGGAGCGGATCGAGACCTACGAGGTCGTGGCCGGCACCGAGGTCACCTGGGACTTCCTCGAGGCGTAAGGCGCCGCCCCGCCCAAACGGGGATCGCGGCGTAAACGCGGCAGTCTTGTGCACGCGTGCCGCGCCCGCCCGGTTGAATCCGGCCGACACGTGATCACAGACTGATCGCACAGGCGGACGGCTCCCCAGCCGGCGACAGATCCCCTTTCAGTGACGGATTCGACGTGGTCACAAGCGCTCCACGCGCGCGAAGGCTTTCTCCTGACGCGCCCGCGCAGCTTTGTCTGGTATCCCGATGGACGCTGCTACATCGATGATGTGCCGGTCTCGGAAGCCGTCTTCGATCTGGCCTATCGGGGACGCTTGGTGGAGGCGCGCGCCGCGTGGCTCGCGGGGTTCGACGCCCAATGAAGCCCTACTACCGACGCGGCGGGATCACGATCTATCACGGCGACGCCGCGCAGATCGTACCGTCATTGCCGCGCGTCGATTTACTCCTGACCGATCCGCCCTACGGCATTGGCGCAGACCGTCGGCAGGCCGCTCGCGCGGGCAAACGACACGGCAAGGCTGCGGCTCCGAGTCGCGACTATGGCCGCTCCGATTGGGACCGCGCCGTCCCGCCCTCATGGCTACTGGGCATGATGATCG